ACAAGGACAAGAACAAGAACAAGAACAAGAACAAGAACAAGAACAAGAACAAGAACAAGAACAAGAACAAGAACAAGAACAAGAACAAGAACAAGAACAAGAACAAGAACAAGAACAAGAACCAGCACCAGCACCAGCACCAGCACCAGCACCAGCTCCCGAACCAGCCGTCCAACCTACAAATATTCCTTCTGAAACAAAAATACGCACAGAACAAGATGAATACAAGGAATGGTTAAACACTAATAGTAGTTTATTTAATATCTTTGATTTATTAAAAGATAAAAATAAATTTAAAACGTTTTACTTAAATTCTAGTCTTTTAAAACCCAAAGATATTAATAAAGTTTTTATTAAACTTTATATTTTTATTTACATAAATTTTAAAAATAATGATATAGTCTCTAAAAATCGTGATGATTTAAAAAAAGCATATGAAGATGCGTCTATAGATGAAGGTTCATATTTATCAAAAGAAGATATAAAAAATAAAATAATAGAAATTACAGAAAAAACTTCTGAAAACACGCTTACAATTGATATTGTTAATTTTATAGATCGTGTATTTAATGAACATGCTAGTGGTGGTGGTAGGAGGAGAAAACAAAAACGTAAGTCTGTAAGAAGGTCAAGAAAACGAGTTTCTAGGAAAAGGTCACCAAAGAAGAGAACACTTAAGAAGAGATACTAATCTTTAACATCAATTACTGTATCTAGAGATGTCCCTTCCTTTACAGGTTCCCATTTTTTGAATATTTGATTAAATTTACACTCAACAATACATTCATCATTTTTTTCAGTTAATTCTTTCAACCATTTTGATTTTTCAATATTTTTAACAGTCGCATAAGAATGTTTAATAATACTTGAACGCTGTTCATTGTAAAGGTAAAGTTCATAAATATCAGGTTTAACTGTTTTAATAATTCTAAATGAAATAAGCGATTTATTCACAGAATTAACTTTTTTGTAATCATTTTCTCTTAGTAGATAAAGAATTTTTGAATATGATGTTTTAAGTGGGACGAAATAAAACCCTTTTACACGATAACTAAGTTTAGGTATGAAATCGTTAATTACTTCTTCAACTTGCTGAATATCAAAGTATCTTTTGATAGAAAGAGGACAAATATTACAGAAACTATCATCAATATACTTGTTTTCTAAAATATCATTACAATCATTCATCCTGTCATGTATTTGTTTGTTTTTAAGGGACATTCCCGACATATAGTAAATATCACCAATTAGAATTGACCACGAATTATGTTTATCTCTTGTAAGCTCTACTTCAAATAGGGTTCCTTGAAATAATTCAGGGTCAAAACGATAGTGGACTATGAAAATCTTTGGGTATTCATAACCATCTTTAACCTTTTTGTCAATTAGAAAAGAATAGTTTATATCATTAATTTGTGTACAAAATAGTAAGTAGGGTGTTCCAGAACTTTTAAGACAAAATATATGTGGATTATTTAAGTTTTTCTTAAACTGTTCATTATAAACTTTCGCATATCTACAGTCATATTTTATTTCAGTTTTCAATTTTAAATTGTCTAAAATATATTTCTTCATAGAATTATCTGTAACATTATCAACTTCTTTGTTACAAAAGCTTGTTCGTGTTATATGTTTTGGGTCCATTTTAGTTATAATATTAGAATTCTCTTTAAACTTTATTCAAATTTTTTTTGCTTTCATAATCAAAAATGGTATAACAATAAATAAAAATAATACTATTAGACTTACAATGATTGTATGATCATAACCATTAAATATAATAGCAAAATTAACACCTGGGTAATATTTTAAAGTTCTTTCCTCATCATCTTCTTCTTCACTTGAAGTATCGTCTTTTGAAGTATCATCCGTTGAAGTATCATCCGTTAAAGTATCATCTGCTGGCATTAATTCTTGTGTTTGTGATACATTTATTTGCCTTCTTTCTTCTTCTACTTCTCTATTACTCATTATAGTCCGTGTTTCACTACAAGGGTTGTTATCAATACAAACCGTTGCGACCCTTTCACATACACCTTCTTGAGAACACTCCATTACTGAATTAGTAGTTACATTGCTTTCAGTATAGTCCATTTAATATATATATTAGATTTTTACTTAACAATAATTTTATTAATTATAATTATATTTATAATATAATTTATGTGTGGTATAGCAGCCATATATAATTTTGAAAAAAAAGATATTCATGAAGAAATCATAGAAATGATGAAAAAACTTCAACATAGAGGAAAAGATTCTTTTGGAATAAGTTATGTAATTGGTAGTAATGTTGAAGTGTTTAAAAAACAAGGACTTATAGAAGAAATACAATTAGACTTTAAAAATCCTATTTCATGTGTTGGTCACTTAAAATACAGGACATCGAATATGAAAGAAACAAAAAATCAAGATATACAACCTATAGCAAAAGATGATATATCTCTTTCACATAATGGAAATGTTCCTAATGTAGAAGGGTTTGATACACAACATATCTTTGATATGTTAGTAAAATATAACGGGACATTTAAAAATTCTTTAATCAATATTATTAAAACTATTCCTGCTGCTTATAGTATAGTTATACAAAAAAATGATAAACTATACCTTTTAAAAGATAGATATGGTATAAGACCTTTATCATATGGCTTTAAAGGTAATAATATATATATATCTTCAGAAACAGTTGGCTTAGAATATTGTAATAATATTGTAGAAGTAGAGAGTGGACAGATCATAGAAATTGACAAAAAAGGAATAAGGGAAGTTTATAGACATAAAGAAAATTATGATAATATTTGTGCGTTTGAATTTATATACTTTATGAATCCACAAAGTTTTTATAAAGACATCATGATTGATGGAATACGTAAAAATCTTATTACTAAATGCGTTGAACGTGAAAAATTATCTTTTTCAAAAGATTATATTGTTGTTGGGGTCCCTAATTCAGGTATAATTTATGGCGAAGAATATTCAAAATTATTAGGATTAAAATATGAACAACTAATTACAAAAAATACAATTGAAAGGACATTTATATCATCAAATCAAAGAGAAATTGAAAAGACTTGTCATAAAAAATTTAGTTTCAATAAAGAAAATATAAATGGGAAGAAAATTATAGTAATTGATGATACAATAGTAAGGGGTAATGTTATGAAATATATTTGTAATAGTTTAAGAGGATGTGGAGCAAAAGAAATACATATTCGTATACCTTCACCTCCAGTCATTGATATATGTCAATTAGGTATTCCAATTAATTCCAAAGAAGAATTAATAATGAACGACAGAGATATTGATGAAGTCTCAAAAATTTTGTGTATAAACAGTTTATCTTTTTTAGAAAAAGAAGATTTAAACTGTATTCCTTTTGAAACATATAAAGAATGTTTTGGAGGAGGTATTAGAAAAGAAATCATTTCTTATTTGAAAAAATAAATTTGAAATTTTATTTCTAATCTTATAAAAGAAAGAAATGTCAGAAAAGGGGGGTATCGCACATCAAGATTGGGAAACACTCTATGTTCATTGTAAGATGGCTAAACCTACAAATGTAGAAAATAAATGTGTAAGTGTCAAAAAGACAAAATTCCAAAGTAATGAACATAAGATGGAAAAACAGATTGAAGATGGTAAGATGTCCCATAAAAAGGTCTCAACCGATCTAAAAGAGGATTTTAAAAAATGGCGTAATTCTAAAGGTATGACACAAAAACAAGTCGCTGTAAAACTCGCAGTAAATCATCAGGTAATCAATAAGTTTGAAACAGGACAACTCAATAATGATCCAAAACTTGTTGGAAAGATTAAGAAACTTATTAAACAATGACCTATTTTCGTATAAATTTTGTATATTATTAGTTTTTTAATATTTTTTTATATCTATTATAGAAATAAAATGAATGATGATAAAAATGGGAAAAAGAAGAAGCAAATCTGGACAGAAGAACAAGAAAAACTATTAGCATCATGGTCAGAAAAAGCATCTGGTTACAGATGGTTACATATGAGATCAGAAAAACTATATAGAAAAAGAAACTACGCATTTACAATTCCTGTTATTATTCTAAGTACTTTAACGGGAACAGCTAATTTTGCTATGGATTCTTTTGTTCCAGAAGAAAATAAACAAATCGCAATGGCTTGTGTGGGTGGCGTGAATATTTTCGCAGGTATTTTAAGCACTTTACAAAATTTCCTTCGTTATGCTGAATTAATGGAAGGTCATCGTGTTGCTGAAGTAAGTTGGTCTAAATTTAGTCGTGAAATTTCTGTTGAATTGGCACTTGAACCAGATATGAGAAAACCAGCATTTGATTTTTTAAATGTTTGTCGTTCTGAATTCGATAGACTTATTGAACAATCCCCAACAATAGATGATAGTATTATAGCACAATACAATTCTAAGTTTATGAAGAAAAAGAAAATAAAGAAAGGAATAGAAAACACAACATCTGGCGATACTAATGGTAGTCCACGTAGTGTAATTAGTGATAGTGGAAACAATGAAGATGAAATTGATCATCCACATGTGTGTAATGGTATTCATAAATGTAATATTTATAAACCTAAACCTGTAGATAAATTACACGAAACTATAGCATTGGCTGGTGGCAAATTCATGGAAAACAAATTTAATAAGAAATGGAGTTTAGACAAAATATATGATAAAGTAAATGAACTACCCAAAGCAAGTGTTAAAAATACAGCTAGCAGTTTTGAAAACCGACAAGAATTAGAGGGTCTTAAAAATATAGGAAAAGTTAAAAGTTTTAAGGAAAGAATAAATAAAGAAGAAGTTGAAGATCATCCCGCTAAAGAAATAAAAAAGATTATTAAAGCAATTGAAGAAGATGCGCTTGAAGAAGAAACAGTTGTAAAATTAACATCAAGTGAAATGGAACGAATAACACTAGATGATGAAGATAAAGAAATGCTATTGAATAGTATTAAAGAACCCTTTACAGAAATAAAATCTGAAGAAATACTCATAGGGGATTTTCAAGAAGAAGAACTCATCCCAGATGTTTCAGAACCTCAACAGGAAACAGAATTACTAGAATCATTAGTTGATAATGATGATGATATAGAATCAAACACAAAAGAAACACAAACAGAAAATAAAGACGATATTGTAATAGATGTTGAAGAGGAAAAAAGCGAATCAAATGATGAAAATGATTTGTTTAAAGAAGAAAATGAAATAAAAGATTTTTTAGAAAAGACAGAATAATTATTTCCCACAATTTTTATAAACCATTATCAAACCAATTATGATTGCTAATAATAGTCCTATTACATATTTTTTATAATCTTCATTTTTAAGTAGTGAATTTTCTTTCTGACAATTACATTGAGTCATTATATATATTATAGTAAATAAAATATTTTAAGCAATCATATCAGCTTTAATTGTTCCTTGATGATTATAATTTAAGATCTCAAAATCACTTTCTTCTATATCATCGATACTTTCAAGTTTTCTTTTTATCTTTAATTCAGGAAAATCAAGTGATGTTCTTTTGAGTTGCTTAACAATTGCTTCTCTATGATTTTCATAAATATGACCATCGCCAATATCATGTATAAAATATCGTGGTGTATAACCAGTTAAATTACCAATAATATGTAGTAAAAATGAGTATGAAGCAATATTAAATGGAACACCTAAAAACATATCACCAGAACGTTGTGTTAACTTAGCATCCAAACAACCTTCTTCTACATCAACATGAAATTGAACCATTACGTGACATGGTGGAAGAGCCATTTTATCTATATCTTTAGAATTCCATGAATTTAAAATAATACGACGACTTGAAGGATCATTTTTTATAAGATCAATTACGTTCTGTAATTGATCTATCCCATGACCTTTATAATTATATCCACAACCATTATAAAGCGCTCCAAAATGTCTCCATTGGAAACCATAAATAGGTCCTAAATCTCCTTCTCTATATTCATTTAATCCACGACTACTTAGATATTCACGAGTGGAGTTTCCATCCCATATATGTACATTCTTCCATTGAAGTAATTTATTGTCTGTAGAACCACTAATAAACCATAATAATTCCCTTAAAACAGTCTTCCAAGCAACACGTTTTGTTGTAAGTAATGGGAACCCTTTCCTTAGATCAAATCTCATTTGTGGTGGTGAAAAAATAGAGATAACTTTAGAATTTCTTGAATCTTTACACTTTCCATTATTGTAAATATATCTAATAAGATTTAAATATTCCAATTCTTGAGTGTTCACAGTTTCTTTATTTTGATAGATATTAATCTTATAATCACCATTAATCTTTTTATTTTCACGTTTGTTTCCACCATTCAGATCCATTTCTCCAGAATATTCTTTTGTATATATATTTTGATATTTAGATTGATCTATATCTTTTGTAAAATATATTACCTTATTTCCTTCTTTAATATAATCATTAATAGAAATACTTATATTTGTAATAGTCTCATAAATGGCATTTACTTTAAAATTATCATAAACATAATTATACAAAAATGATCCACCTATAACAAAAACATCTTTTACATTTAGATATTTTTCAAAACGTGGTTCACTTATAGTTGTTTGTATTAAGTTTTGATAAAAATCATTAAAGCTCTTATAAACAAGTATATCTAAACTTTCTTCAGAAGTAGATATTTTATTTACTAATTCATTGTAATGGTTGTTTGTAATAACTACATTTAAACGATCTTTAAGGGTAACTATTGGTTTATCACCCGGTAAAGATAAAAATGTATTATATCCCATAACGACAATCTTGTTCATCGTTTGTTCTTTAAAATGAAGAAAATCACCTCTTGTCCAACAAAGTAAACCATTATTGATACCTATGATACCCTGGGTATTTCGGTTAAAAATTAAGTTTAGTTTGTAGTCAGTCATATTATATTATATATTTTTAATAAATCTTAAATAGTTATTTGTCTTTATTATCACATCCAGTGATAATATCGTTTTCTTCTTCTTCAGAACTAGTATATTCATCTGATGAATAATAAATACCCTTTAATTTATCATCAAACTTTCTATATTCCCTTAAAAAAGTCGTAAAATATGTAAACAAGGGTGGATTTTCAGTTATATCTTTAAGATAGTCTTTAAAAACACAAAACTTACAATAATAATTGTAAAATGGACTTTTATAAAAATAGGCTTCTTTTAACATATCATGTTTAATATCTATATCGTCCATAATTTTATATAACTCCGATTCGTCTTCTAGTAACTTATTTAACTTTTTATTATCATATATATTTTGAATCGCTTCATCTATATCTTTAATAATTATATCTTTATCTACAAAACTCATATTAACAATATCTGAAAGACACTGATGAAAGGTAAAGTATAACCCATTCTCAATATCCTTAATATTCTCTACTTCAACAAATTCTTCTTGTATTGAAAGTTCCCTTAAAGTGGTTGAAGATAGAATATCATTTTCTTTAAGATTCTTTAGTATTCTTAAATTTTTTATAGATTTTTCGGATAAGGTAGTCATATTTATAAATATGATTACATTATTTTTTTTAAATAATTTATAGATAATTAAATAGATAATTAAAGAGTTCTTCTTCTAATTTATTTCTTAAACATGGTTACTACAGGACCCATTAGGTACTTAATGGATAAGTATAGGAGTAGACCGAAAACAACTGAATGGAATAAGACAAGCTTCATTCCTTCTAGTTCCATCTTTACACCAACAACACCTAGAAGTTTGTTTACCAACTTCTTGACGAAGTCAAATAGAGCTGGAGAGGCTACTATGTAGAAAAGGATTGCTCCTACAAGTGAAATCTGGACGAGTTTTTCATTAAGAAGGGATGCGGCTTGATCGAGGACTTTGGACATTTTATACTTTATATTTAGATAAAAATTTTAGTTTTTTCCTTTAATTAAGAATTTTCTATTGAAATATAGATTGTCAAAAAGTATATAACCAGCGCTTTTTAAAATTGTATCCATTTGATCTATATTTTTTTGAGTTTCTAAAAGAACAATATCAAACTTTATTTTTGAAAACACACTCCATATTGGATATTTTGTATTCACAACACATATATCAATATTTTCAAATCCAATATTTTTAATATCTTTAATTATAACTTTTTCTTTTACTTTTTTTTGATCATCTTCTATGTTTTTAATGGTCCAATTATCTTTCTTAATAATATCTAAAATTTCTGAATGGATACCAACAACATTTATTTCTTCAGAATCGTAAATATTATATAATGTTTCACTCATTGGATGTTCCGATATATCTAAATTATGAACAATTTCGGGTATATTTATATCTATGTTCTCAATTTCTAGTTTTATGGGTTTATATACATTAATATTATGAATACTTAATAATTTAATAGAATCATAAAAATTTTCCATTAATCTTTCTAAACCTTTACCATAACAAAAAGAGGACCCTTCATTATTAATATCTTCCCACTTAAATCCGCCTCTATTCCAAAATTCCCTTGAATGAAAAAGTGTAGATTCAAACCCACCTGCTTTATCAGTATCTATTTTATAAAGACCTCTTCCATAAACATCGTAAGCTAACATATGTTTACAATAAACACATTCTAACTTATTATCCTTTAAAAATTTTAGTTTTCTTTTAATAGTTTTAGGACCGTAGATAGTATCAAAATCAACGTGTAAAATATAATCATTTGAACTTAAACCGACTGCATAATCTCTCATAAATCCGTAAGGTAATCTCTTTGTCTTTTCAAAATATGACCATATAATTTTATCTTCATCATATTTAAAATTTATTTTTTCTAAATATTCCGAACTCTCTAAACGTATATACAATATACTTTCATCAGAAGGTATTAAATACGAATGATCTTCGCGAGAAGTATCGACAATAATCCATTCCATTTTTTCTTTAGGATAATCTAAAACATTCCATGTATGTTCAAATGTCTTACAAAAATTACTCCAATTATGAAGTATAGTTACAAGAGAAACACTGGGTAATTCTTCCATAATATAAATAGTAATTAATATAATTTTAAATATTAAACTAGTTAAGAGACTGTTCTCTTTTCCATGGAGAAACACAGATAGTTTTATAAAACTCTTCTACAGAACTAGGTTTATAACCTTCTGTTCCACCGCATTTTTTATTATAAACAAGACCTTTATCTACATTATTATTTTTTTCACATCCTGCTTTTTTTTCTTCAATTGTTTCTTCCCTCCATATACAACGGGAATAGCCTGATTTACAATCATCACTATTCCAACCATTTTCTCTAGGACCAGTTTTGTATTCTAATCCAAGTGTTTTAGCGGCTTCTTTACATTCTTCTTGTGAAGTTGGTTCGTATCCCCCCACATCTATACAACGATGTTTTGTTCCAGGGGCAAAAAAATATTCTCTTATATATTCAATCTTTAAATAACCACCACTTTCATTATCATTGAAATCAAGAGTCATTGAATCTTCTCTTTTAAAACCATCTTCGTCAAAATAAGAACCACCTCCACCACCACCCAATGTATTTGATTCTGAGTAACCATATCTTTTACTTCCACCACCAGAATATCCGCCACCACCTCCACCTGCATGTGTATGGACCATTCCTCCACCACCAAAACCACTTTCACTCTGAAAAACATTTGTAACCCCATTCATTGGTTCATTTTTTAAAATAGTGTTCCATCCTTTAGATTTCTTTAAAGGTTTGGCTGAATCACCCCCACCTTCTCCATCCCTACCGAAATTAGGAACAATATTCATAGGAGGTGGTATATCAATATGTCTCTTTATAATTGGACCCATAGTCCCTCTCTCAGTTACTGAACCATTTCCTCCATAACCAAGTATTTTGTGTCCCGTTATACCTTGACCACCACCGCCACCAGAGACTATTAATGGTTTATTCGCCCCTTTTTTCCACATAAATGTCCCTCCACCAGCACCTGCCCCTCCATTCCATGGGTTAGCTCGTGGACTCTTGGGTTCAGTTCCATTTTGTCCAATAATTATATTATATTCTTCACCTTTCTTAAGATAAAATATACCCTTCATAATTGCCCCTTTTCCAGGACTAACTACTATCCCATTTTCTTCAGCATCTTTAATAGAACCACCTACACCCCCCCCGGCTTCTATAATATAAGAACCCGTTCGTGGAACTACCCATGTATGGATACCTTTATTTTGATCATAATTATGGACACCTTTATTAAACCATTTTTCATCTAAATAATTGTCACATTCTTCTTCTTTAGGTGGATCTTTACCCTCTTTACCACATGTATTTATTTCATAATAGTGTTCAATATAATCATCTGGTGTTAATTCTATTCTTAGAGGAAGTGTAGGTTCAGGAATTGAATCGGGTGATGGAGATGGTGTTTCTTCTTTTATTTCTGCTTCATCCGCTATTTCTGCTTCATCCGCTATTTCTGCTTCATCCGCTATTTCTGCTTCACGCTTTCCACTACTAATTAATTCTTGTTTTAATTCTTTATTTTTATTTGATAATTGTCTATTTTCATCTGTTAATATTTTATTTTGTCTTTCTAAATATTTTTTAGATGTCCCTTCTTCTCCATCTAAACCATCTGTTACGATTACTATATCTATTTCTGGACCATCTACATTACCTTCTATAGTATTTATACTTAATATATGTTGTATTGTCATAGCAGATACGACTGCTAAAACAATACACCAAAATGAAACATCTTTCAGTGTCATTATATAATATATATATATTAAAAGATAAAAGTAAAGATAAAAAGTAAAAGCTGATTTATTTCTTTCTAGTATTAACATAAAATCCTGGTTCACGTTTATCTTTCATTAATTTAGAAATAGTGGCAACAGGAAGTACTTTAAAACCTTTAGAAACATCAACATCTCTCATAAAACACGCCTCCGACTTTTCATTTGAATTGTTATAGTAGAAACCATCACAATCTATAGCATTATCACACTTATATTTAGCCTCTGATACATATAATGGTTCGTTATTATTACATTCCAATGAAGAAGCCCTTGAACCATAAATTCCATCTACATATTTGTAATAATCGTAATCGTCTTTTTCCCTTTTATTATAGTGGTAAAGTCCTGAATTAGAGTATGTATCCTTTTTTGATCCTTCTAACATAATTTTTGGTTTACTAGTATCTATATTGCGAAGTAAACATCCCTCTCCGGAACCTTCATCCTTACCTAAACTATGAATAAACCCATCACAATCAGGTATAAATTTACATAATTTTTTCATATTTTCAACATTTAAATCTCCACGACATTCTATACTACTTAAATCAATAATTGATTTATCTTTACTATTACTAAAAAATAATGTTAATGGATAAAATGTATATTCCTCATCATCTTCATAATCCCTATCATCTTCATTTTCTAATTGGTCTGATGATTTTTTAAGTTCATTGTCATTTACACGTTTAACACCCTCTTTAAATGAATTAACTATATTAAATGTATCATTTTGATTATTAATTTGTTCAATAACATTGAAGCTATTTAAAATATGTTGAACAAAAAAGATGATTACAATTGCTATGACTACGCTCCAAAATGAAATATCTTTCATAACTATATATTATATAATATTATATAATATTC